GGCTCTGCACCCTCAACATACTTACCATCACGTTTATTAACTTCTGGTGAAAGTTGTCCTAGGATTTTTAAAAAAGGTAGGGCTAGATCTTCTTGACCTATTTTACCCAAACCTTTTGCTGCATCATCTTCAAACATATTTGCCGGAAGTGGTGCAGTCTTTTTCTCTGCTACTTGGTTCATGGTTATTTACTCCTCGTTACTTTGGTTCTGCTTCCTGAGAACACATTAAAAAGGTCAGAGGGAATCTCTTGTCCAGATTCTAGACGCTCTCTGACCAGTGCTTTAAGTGTCATTGGTTCGACCTTTAATTTCTGGACAGGTTCGTACCCTTGACCTTGCGCAAGGCTAGCATATTCTACCGCCTTGTTATCTTCGTTACGACCAAAGGAAACAGTAATCTCATTTTTAATAAGATCACCTAGGCCGTTATCTCGAAGCCATGTGTAAGCTGCTTCTTTATTCGCTGTGGAAATAGAAGCACCATAAACTGGTTTTACTTCAACCGAAGATCCATCTGACAATCTTAATGTAGAGATGTTCATCTCTTGCATCATGGTAGGTATAACCTCCCCTGACACTAGATCGATATGCCTCTTCAGTTCTTTTAATTCTTTTTCTTTTTCTATTAAGTCGTCCTCTAATTGTTTTAGTTTAACGACTTGATCAGACAAAGACTTAGCATCGTTTACAGAATTTAAATCTTGTCTTTGGTCTTGTTCAAAATCAATTGGATTTATTGAAAATGTATTACCTCTTGCAACTGGTTTTTCATTCTCTTCCAAATATGTTTTTCCATCTTTATTTATTGTCGCCATCAACTTCTCCTTTCTCGTATAAGTTAATTGTTATAGGATAATATTTTCTTTCTTGCT